CTCTCCATCACCATTGAGCACTTCCTGCCACAGATACCAGGCCTCTGCCGAAGGCTCCCGCAGCACCACGCTGACATTACCCCATTCCGGCACCTTCACCGTTTTATGACGAAACCCTGACAGTCTGGCCAGCGCCAGCGTTTTCAGATCCTTTTTCATGATGACCCATCCCCTTATCCGGCGGCTGCGCTCACTGTCACGGTGCATTCAACAGACGTCACACTCTGTGCTTTCTCTGCCGAATCGGTCACCACGCAGGTATATTTCCCCGCATCAGCGGACTGCGCACCTGGCTTACTGAAGGTGTCTGTCGTCTGCCCGTCAACCGGCTGACCATCCTTCTTCCAGGCGTATTTATACGGCGGCGTTCCCCCGTTGGCACTGACTGACATTGTCAGCAGCGCACCTGTATTCACGGTAAGTGTTTTATCCAGATTTTTCACAAACGCCAGCGGTACCACAAAGGACACCGGTTTGCCTTTCATACGCAGTGAAAACGTTGCTGCCACCACGCCGTTGGTACCGGATGACCAGGTGTGCTGACGCACTTCCGCCAGGAACTTAAAGCCCTTACCGGACGGAAACTGCACCTTAAACGCATACACCGTGTCATTGTCATAGGCATCACGCAGGGCGTTCTGGGCCTGATTCAGATAAAAATTACCCGACATGGAAATCTCGGACGACGCCCCCAGACCGTTGATGTTCTCCTGCTCTGTGGAGCAGAGCGTGGTCACATCAATATCCTGTTTCTGCCCGGCGGTGAACTGCACTTCCTTGATGGTGCAGTCCAGGCGCAGATATTCCGCCTTATCCATAGTTTCAGCAGTCGCCGGGGCAGATGAAATCATCACCTGCGTCAGCTGTGAGCGTTCATACAAAGCAGACATTCTGCCTCCTGATAATAAAAAACCCGCACGCGGCGGGGTATGGGTTTTGTAGAAAAAAGAAAAAGTCACACCGTGACCTGAAACTCCAGGGTTGCACGGTAACAGCGGTTTTCCGGAATATAGTCCTGCATTTCACTGACGGATCCCGGGGCCAGCAGCATTATGGCTTCACGGGCGTCCTGACGTATCTGACGCGCCTGCGTCACAGTCCCGGCATAAACGTCTATCTGCACCGACACTGAGGACTCCGCCTGCCCGCCCATCACGTCCGCTGACACCGATGAAATCAGGCTGAAAACCACCCACGGAAGCGCCACCGACGGCCTGCCATCCAGCAGGGGGACCACATACGGGTACACCTGCCCGCCGGCAAGATGCGCCAGATGAGGATACAAATCCGCCTCCGTCATCGTCTCAGTACCTCATCAATGGCCCGGTTCATCCGCGCAATCGCCACCTGAGCTGCCTGTTCACTGCGCACATCAAACGCCGGGCGCACAAACGGGTGCGGTGGCATATTCACGGTCCCCATTTCCACAAACCGCCAGTAGAAAGCATTGCGCGGGTTATCCGCCTTCATGGTGTTATCGCTGTTACCGGTGTCCGGATTAACACCACGGATATGAACACCGGATTCCATCCCGCCATCGCGGGAGCGCCGGGAAAGGATCACCACATTGCGGCGCAGTTTTCCCCTGCGTACCGGTGCCCGTGACACCACTTCTTCTTTCAGCACATTCGCACCCGCACGGGTTGCCTCACGCAGCACCCGGTTATTTTCCGCACCACTCAGAAGCTGCAAATCGCGGCTGATGTCCTCCAGCCCCGAAAAATCCAGCAGGGTTTCGATCATTTTTCCCCTCCCAGCCGACAGAGAATTTCCAGACGCCCGCCGGTCGCATCCGGCACGGGCAGCCCGACAACGTTCAGGATCCGGTCACGCCATGGACCACTCAGCACATGAAGTCGTGACGCTGCCGTGATTTCCCGACCGGACTGACCGCGCACCCAGATGCGGATTTCCGCCTGCGCCATTTCCGCACCGGACTGCATCCGCTCCCGGCTGCTCCTGCCACGGATATCCGCATGAATTTTCCCGCATGACACCCATTCTTCCGTCATTTCTCCGGCAGCGTTACGGGTTAACACCGGATTCAGAACACTTATCATCTGTGTCAGACGACCTGCAGATATTGCCATTCCCCCTCCTCATAACACCGTCGGACAACGCAAATCGTAAATCAGCACGGAAACAGAAAACGGCAGCTCCCCCTGAAGCAGTTCTTCCCGCTCCGCAAGATCCGGATTCCGGTACAGCATCCCGGTCAGTCGCATGGCAGCCCCCTTCATCCGGGTTAATGCCTCGCCCGGGATCAGTTCACCGTCCTCACGGATCACTTTATCCCGGCTGCCCTGAATGTAGGCCAGCAGCACGGCGGTAGCCTGACGAACCTTGTCCATCAGCATGTCATCATCCGCGTCATGGTCGACACGCAGATGTGCCTTGATCTCTTCCAGTGTCAGTAATGCCGTCATTTTCCGCCTCCTGCATCCCGCCCACGTTTTGCAGCCAGGGTCCAGGCTGATGAATGAGCTTCTCCGGGTTTATCTTCGGTCATACTGTTGCAGTGCCACAGCGAGCCCCCCCACGTCACCGTATCGCCGGGGTGGTAGGTTTCACCGGCTCTGAACACACCGCGGTAGAGCATCACCGGCAGGGAAAATGTTTTTTCCGTACGCTGGCCACTGCTCTGCCGGACCACCACAGAGAACAACCGCTCACCCGTCATGCTGACGTCAATATCCGCCACCCCGTCAACCAGGCATTCCCATCCCCGCATCCCGTGCGTTTTTTCATACGCCCGCCAGAGTCCGCCCTGGTGTGTGGCATACGTGCCCCGGGGAAAGGATTTTTGATCGTCAATGGCGGGGAGTATTTCCAGAGCCGTGGCATCACGCCCGTCCTGCGGAGCCGGCAGGGCACTCACCGCATCCAGAACCGCCTTCTGCAGAACATCCGGATCGTAGTCACGACCATCACGCGGAACATGAATATGGCTTACCGCCTCCTTCACCATCTGTTCAAGCATCGGACGCACATCATCCGGGGTGAGACTTTTACCGTCTGCCGGCTGCGGAATATTTGCGACCGCATCATTCACCGCCTTCTGCAGAACATCGGGATCATAGTCACGACCGTCGCGCGGAACAGGGATATGGCTTACAGCCTCCTTCACCATCTGTTCAAGCATCGGACGCACATCATCCGGGGTGAGACTTTTACCGTCCGCCGGCTGCGGAATATTTGCGACCGCATCATTCACCGCCTGCTGCAGTACATCCGGATCATAATCACGACCATCACGCGGTACCGGAATGGCCCCCACAGCGTCATCCACCATCGCCTGCAGAACCGGACGCACCTCATCCACCGTCACATGCTTCTGTAATACCGCCGACAGGGAAGTCAGTTTCTCTTCAAACGCTTGTGCCTGCGAGGCCATCTTCCCCTCAAATGTGCGCTGTAAATCCGCCAGCACTGTGGAGAATTCTTCTCCCAGTGCACGAATAATGGACAGTTCCCGTTCCGTCATTTTCTCAGTATCCCCCCTGAACATCGCTTTCACCGCATCATGCTCTGTTTCACTGATTGCCTTATTACCGTCAGATGCGCCGTCAGGCAGCTGTGATGAAACTGTTTTCCCGGCAGACGAGAACGGATCCTCACGGGCATCACGACGGGACAGCGCCTCCAGACTGTAGTTCTGCTGCTGAAGATACAGTGCATCACCGCCGGCCAGGGGCGGCAGGTTCTCCCGTTTACGGGCCTCATTGGGCGTGAGAAGCGTATTTTTCACCGCATCCCCCAGCGTTTTCATGCGCCGCTCACTGTCCATTCTCAGCAGCGTGGTGACATCAAATTCTGTACTCTCGTTTTCCCCCGTTTCCAGCGCCTCATCCAGTAACAGTTCAATGGACTCAATCAGCGTCTGCAGGCACTGGGAATAATACTGCTGCTCCAGCGCCTCCACGTTGTCACTGGAAGGCGGTTGTCCCACGCCAATCTTGTAGGCCGGGACACGGAACACCGAACAGACAATTTCAGCGGTCATCTTCAGTTGTTCCACCGTCTGCGCATCCACAGGTGAAAACGTCGTGGGGTTGTATTTTGCCCCGTTGCTCAGAATGGCCGTTTTCCCCGCATTTTCGCCTGTATACCCGCTGTCCCAGTTGCTCTTCAGTTTTTTCGCATTTTCTTCCGTAATACTGCCGGGGATCTCAATCACCCCGGACGGCCTGCCGCCATTTCTGAAAAAAGACGTCGAATTTTCCTGAATATGATGCCCCTGCGTGGCCGCCAGCCCGGCGGCATACACCGGCGGCAATCCTATAAGCGGATGAAAAAAACAGTTAAACCGGTCGTGGATCACTTCCCGGGCAGGCACCGTCACCGCCTCCGTGATCCCGCAGTTCCGGTCCGGCGTGATGCGGTAGAACACCTCGCCGTCATCCGCCACCAGAGGTTCAACCCGGCTCCAGTCCAGAATACGCAGTTCTTTGATCTGCCCCCGGGCATTACGGATTTTCAGCACCACCGTATTGCCATGACGCAGTTTGGCGTTCAGCCACAGTTCAAAAAACTGGATGCGGTTCTGCTGGGCGTTGGGACGACGACAGAGGCGGGCAATATCCCCCCGGCGCGTTTCCCTGCGTATCCCATGCGCATCCGTCTGCATAAGACGCAGCCGCATTTTGGCGATATCCTGGGATATCAGCGAAATACATGCAAACACCGCATGAAAGGAGAGGACGGCTTCAGGATCGGCTTTCACGCCCTGCTGCCAGGCGCCGGAAAAGGGCTCAGCCACCGCCTGAAACAGGCTGGTCCAGCCCGCCTCTCTTACGTCACGTCCTGATTTCTGGTTTTTTCGGGTTCGCCGTAAAAGGTTCCACATTCGCCATGCTCCGCATCACGTTTCTTTTTCTGACCTGCCGGACGTCGCACCGTGATGTACTCCGCCTTTCCCAGGCGAACCAGCACCTCCGCACACGGCTGTGCCACATCACGGATATCCCCGGCCCGGGCATCATGCGTGCCCTGCAGATATCGGATCTTTGCCATAACCTGTTACGGGAGGCGCACGCCTCCCGTCCTCCTTATCAGACTCAGCCGCCGGACGCACTGCCGTAGTTCACTCCGGTGATCACCGCCACCGCCGCAGTACGGCGACGACGCCAGTTGATCCAGCGCTCCGCACGGATGGCCACGCTGCCTGTCTGGAACATGGAAACCAGCTCCACCGGGGACGGCGTGGTACTGTCGCCGGTCGGCTCAGACTGCATTTCCAGTGATGCCTCGCGGGACATATCCACTGCCACGCCGCCGTCATCCGCCAGATAAATATCCGGGGCATTCACCAGCACCAGCTGGTCACCCACGTACTGGGAGACAATCACCGGCAGCCCCTGGAAGGAGCCACCCAGCAGGGTCATGTCCGGGTATTCCTTCTGACCCAGCGCATTTTTACGCATGGACAGTGCCAGGGCATTGGTGCTGGACATCAGCCAGACCGCACCGGTGGGCTGCAGGTTTGCTGCCACAAACTGTCCAAACGCAGCCTCTGCATCCGCATCCGGGTTACCGGTTGATGCCGTGCCCTTCACATCATGGGTGATGGACGCCGGGGAGACATCTGCCACTGCGGCTTTTTTCGGGTCCACAAAGTCTGTATCCAGACGCGCCACCACCGCTTCCGCCAGCGCATTACGGACCAGTGCATCAGCAGCCGGACTGGAAAAACGGATCAATTCTTCCGTCAGTACCGCAATGGCCGACACCTTCGCATGACTGAAGGTGATGGATTCAAAATCAAACTTCGTCAGGGGTCTGGCCTTACCCTCACCCACCCAGCCGGCAGCACCGCCGGACACCTGGGCGTGCACACGGATATTGAATGGCACCTGACGAAGTGCAGGGATCCCGCCCTGACCAAATCGCCCGATAATGGTCTGCGGACGCAGGTAATCAATAAAGTCCTGTGCGTATTCCTGATATTCAGACAGGCTGCCTGCCCACTGCGGATCCGTGGTGGTCCCCGCGCCCACTGCCGATTTCAGGACATGATGCAGACGACTGTCATCCGGATACTGACGACGGGCCACTTCCAGGGCTTCAGATCGGACGCCTTTAGCCGCAGCCAGCGATTTGGCAAAGCGGGCGAAGCCAATCCCCTTATCCAGTTTCTGCTCCACACGGATCACCGGCGCAGAAGCCACCGCGGCCACATTCCCGTTACCGGCCTGTTTCACCGGCTGCGCCGTGGCGGCCTTACCGGCTTCCAGTTCACGCAGGCGCTTCAGGTGCGCATCCACCTGACGGATTTCCGCTGCGGTGTTGTCGTAATGCTCTTCCTCCTCCACATCCAGCGTGCGCCCTTCCTCTGCGGCTTTGGTCATGACCTCCTCAAGGGAGGCTGCCAGCGCTGCACGCTTGTTTTCAAAACTTTTAATCTGTTCGCCAATATTCATTATGGTCTTTTCCTTATGAAAAACGGTTGTTGACTGTGCCGCAGCGCCGGCAGAAGATGCGATTTTCACCACCGGTTTCCGGTTGCCGGACGCGGCAGAAAACGGGCGGTCGTAAGATTTAATGGTCCGGATGGTGCATTCCGCATTCGCGGGCACGGTGACGGCAGACACCTCCATCAGTTCCCAGCGCAGAAAATGCAGTCCGCCTCCGTCCAGAAAGGTGTATTCATGGGGACGGAAGCCCACGGACAGCCCCCTGACCAGCCCGGTCTTAATGGCCGCCCAGACCTCATCCAGCCGGGCAGCCAGTTGCGACGGCATATCCGGTACGGGCTTCACCAGTGTTGCCGTGATTTCCAGCCCTTCGCTGACCCGGCGCACCGTACACTGCCCCACCGGGCGGGAATGGTCATGCTGCCAGAGAAACGGGATCGCACTGCCAAACTCCGCGCCCTCCGGCTCCAGGATGTCACCATCCCGATCCGGAGAAGGCGTTGACGCAATCCCGGTGATCACCCGTTCATCCTCACTGAAGGATTTCACCGTCAGCAGGGAACAGGCCCGTTTAAGAGTCACATCAGCCTCCTGAAAATAAAAAAACCGCCGGAGCGGTTCGTGATGGTTACAGTGTGAACAGGGTTATATGAAAAAAACCGCATATTCTTTCTTTTTCGGTTCCGGGTTAAGGGACATCAGGGAGACCGCATTGAACAGCGCCATCAGCGGGTCAATTTTTCCCCGTCCACTGGCCTGTTTGGTGATAAGAATGGCGTTACCTTTAGGCTCCACCCGGGCATTGCCGACACACCAGGCCATCAGGGGCTGGTCACCATGCACCAGCACCCCTTCAGCCAGTTTGCGCTCGGTGGTTTTAATGGCCCCGCCCAGTTTCCAGCCCTGGCTTATCCCCACCACAATTCCGTCGGGGATCCCGGCTTCCGCCAGTGAATCCAGAATCTGCCCCACCCCTGACGGGTCAATACCGATATGGTCCAGTAACTCAGCCTCATGAATGCGACGCACATATTCCGCCACTTCCGCCGTGTCATCCCCGACACGCCGGACAATGGTCATATCTCCACAGGCAACAAGATCCTGAAACCGGGACGCCTCGCTCTTCCGTCGGACCACCGCGGTTTCATGCGCCCAGGCATGGCCCCAGCCCAGCCATTCGCGGGTCTCCCGGTCACGCCCAATCACATACATCCCCAGCAGATCATCCAGCCCTCCGCCGTCAATCCCCACCGTCACCACATCAGCACGACGCAGGATATCGTCCAGGCTGATACAACGGCCCTGCTCTTCCCAGAAATCAGCCCCCGCCCAGCGGTCAGAGCGCAGGGCAAGACCAATTTCCACATTGGCGTGTTTTGACATGAACCCCCGGAATGTCTCTTCACCGGCTTCCCGGGCTTTACGGTACTCCCGGTACAGAAAGGCCTCATCCACTGAATAGCCGAGATTAGGATTGACCATGGCGAGGTTTTCCATCAGCAGGTGAGCCCCGCTTTCCACCATTTCAGGAGGGTGTTCAAATATCACCGGCAGAAAGTGCGGATCATGAATTTTGCCGTCGCGCACATCCCGGGCGTACTGCAGTTTCTGTCTGAACACCCCGGCGGGCGGTTCATTCGACTGGGTGGTCGTATACACCACAAACCCTTCCGGGCGGGAGGCAAGGCCGCCTATGGCTTCACGTAACATGTCCTCCGCCTTGCACTGCTTGCCAAACAGCCACAACTCATCAATCAGCGTACCCACGGACTTGATACCGGACACCGTATTCGGATCGGCTGCCACCACCTTCAGGGTGGTGTCCGTCACTCGGTGGGTGATGGTCCGGATATGGGTCTGTACCTGGCAGAGGTCATCCAGATCATCGTCACGTCGTACCATATCCCGGGCAGGGTTGAAGGCGTTGGCCGCCACCTCCACAGTCGGGGCCAGAATCGTGTAACCCGCCGCCTGCCGCCAGTTCAGTAACAGTGCAGTCATCATGATCCCCGCGGCCAGCGTGGACTTCGAGTTTTTCTTGGGGATAAGGATAAAAACTTCCTTGATATGGCGTACACCGGTCTGCGCATCGTAGGAGCCAAACAGGGCCGCCACCAGGTCAAACACCCACGGTGCACAGGACTCCCCGAACGTAGGGCTACCAGGTGCATCCACAATCCGCAGTTGTTTAAAAATCGCCAGGGCATGTGCGGCCTCGTCCGGATAAATCGGATCCGGAATAATCGACAGCCCCTTTTTCAGGCGCTCTGCCCAGTCCGGGCAGGCTGTGCTCCATACAGGTATCATCCGTTGCCCTCATTATCGTTATTCACCACCAGTCGGGGGGGCGGTGGCACCGCAAAACGGTTAGCCGCTTTTTTCGCGGCATCACCTTTTGCCGATTTTTTCCCGGTATCCCCTTTTTTATGGTGCGTGAACTGCGCCAGACGCCAGGCCGCATCCAGTGCCAGTTTCGGATCAATGCAGAGGTTTTCCACCAGGATCCGCCCCATGGCTTTCACCGGATCGGGAAGACCATCCTCCATATATTCAATACCAGGAGACATCACCGCGGACGGTGGCATCTCCAGATTGTTTTCGTCCGGCTGTGGTATTGCAGCCGCCTCACGGCGACGGGGTTTATCCTCCTGCTCTGATTTTTTCTGCCGGTAAACAGGAACCTCATCCACCTCCACCGTCTCGCATTGTTTACGGGCTATAAACGCAAGCACCTCAGGATCTTTTGCCAGCTGCGAGCCTTTAACCCTGGCGGTCTTCGCCGAATAACCGGCGGCAATGGCTGACGCTGTTTTGTTTTTCCCGGACATGAGCGCCAGCGCAAATTTTCGTTTTTGCGTTGTCAGCACAGCCTCCTCCCGGGTCCAGAACGCACTCAGCCGGGTATGGTTCAGCCCATTTTTCCCGGCGTCTCATGCCGCAAATGTTAACTGCTGCCTGGTTAACATTTGCTGAAAAAGCCTGTTAACATTTTTTCCGCACAACAAACTGAATAATAAAGATAAAAACCGCAAAAATGCCCGGGCAGCCAGTTAACATGTTAACTGCCCTGAAACGGGAATTTTTTCTCTGCGTGAGAGGGGGCGCGGTGTCCAAAGCGATCGTTTTTTACGCCGGATGATACCCCCCCGGGGTCGGGTTACAGTCCGATGATGTCGTCCTCTCTGCCACTACCTCCGGACACCTCCGGCAGCGTCGGGTCCGGCATATCACTCGCCGCTTCACGAGCAGACTTTTGTCGATGGCATTCGGTACAGAGCGTCCAGAGATTCGTCTCCTCATTACCACCACCGAACTGAAGTGCAATTCGGTGATCGAGTTCACTGTCACAGAGGTCAACCACACGACCACAGATACAGCACTGCCCGGCGTCCCTCAGCCAGATATGACGCTTGAGGGAAACACGTGCACTGCCACTGACACGACGCTGCTCCCCCTTCAGAATATTCACCCGTCGGGTATTCAGTGTTTTGATTCTGCTCTGGAGTGTACGAAGCTCAGCCATGTAAAATCCCCGTCATATGGCAATCAGTAAAGGAAATAAATATGTCATCGAAAAACCGTACCCGCAGAACCACAACCCGCAATATCCGTTTCCCCAATCACATGATTGAACAGATCAACATCGCCCTTGAGCATAAATGGTCCGGTAACTTTTCAGCGTGGGTTATTGAAGCCTGCAGGAGAAGGCTGGCAACAGATGCAACGCATCTGCGCCCGGCCAGCATGAAAAATAACGAGAAATGAACGTTCGGTTTCTTCCACCATCGCACCGGACAGGCGACTATGAGGGGACAACGCCGCGCTCCGTTAACGCGGTAAACCCCGGTGTGTATCGT